TTGGCTGTTCTTAAAGCCGGTGATCAGATGATCGGCAGTGGTCTTGAATTTGCGCAGACCGCATTTTCTGTTGTTCGCACCGGCCTCACCAACGCACAAAATCCACTGGGTTATGTTCAATCATTGATCGGGCAGCTGGCTCCGAATGCCGGGGCTCTCTGGAATATGTTAAACGGGTCCAGCAATCCGTTTGCCGACCTTCTTACCTCACCCAAAAAGGACGCTGGAACGGGTCTTTTTTATGCCCGATCCAATACGCCTAAGAACAACAGCCAGGACGAACTATTCACGCAGATGTTCTTTGATGCCACTGTCATTGAGGCATCAAATGCCAGTGCAGATTCCGAGTTCACCGATTTGAACCAGGCTGTGGCTATTCGCGATGCGATCGGCGGCGCACTCAAGGAAGCCATCCACGCGACACCAAGCCTGGATCCGATCAAACAGGCGACGCGCCGATCTGCTTTGCGCAGTCTCCGCACCGCTGTTTTCCGTGATGTCACTGAACGCTCTGTTGCTCTTCCCAAGCTGATCGCTCATCGCACCCTGCAGCCGGAAACTTCTCGCGCTCTGGCATACCGTCTCACCGGCTCTTTATCTGAAGGGGAGCAACTAGTCAGCCGTAACGGGATCACACACCCGTCCTTCGTGCCATCTGCTCAAGACCTCTTTGTGAAGAAGGAGGTCAACAATGGCTGACATTACCTTGCATGTTAATGGCCTGAAATGGGCTGGCTGGCAAAAGGCGGAAATTACCCGCTCAATGGATGCGGTATTTGCTTCATCCACTTTGACCCTGACTAAAGGCTGGCCTGGAAAATACGGTTCGGATATTCCTCCGATCAAACGCGGTCAACTTTGCTCCCTGGCTTTGGAAGGCGAAACTGTCATCACCGGCTATGTCAATGAACATGATCTGACCACTGACAAGGACGGTTTTGAGTTAAAGATTTCACCGCGTGACAAGACCGCGTTGTTGTTCAAAAGCTCTGTTCTGAGGGAACCGGCTGAGTGGCTGAACCAAACTGCCGCGCAGATCATCTCCGATATTTGCAAACCGTTTGGCATTAAAGTGGTGGCCATTGCCGATGTTGGGGCCCCATTTAAAAAAATTACAGTCAAACCAGGTGAGACAGCCCGTCGAGCCATCGAACGTCTGTGCCGCCATCGTGCACTCCTTTTCTTTGCCGATCGCTATGGCAACCTCGTCCTTACTTCCGTTGATCACGCTGTGAAAGCTAAAACCGAGCTGGTTCATGGTCCGAATGGCAATGTCCTGTCCTGTCGCATCAAGGCTTCGTTGACGGATCGCAATAGTGATTACATTGTGCGAAGTCAGAGTGCTGGCGAGGATTGGGGAACCGCGTCTCACACCAAATTAGACGGCATGGCCACTGATCACGGTGTTCCACTTTACTGTCCTAAAATCGTCATTGCAGATGAACCTGGTGACGCTGCCTCACTTCAGGAACTCGCGGTCACAATGGCATCTGTCAATGCAGGACGTTCTGCAGATGTCGAATATAGTGTTGCTGGTTGGAAACAGGGACAAGACCTTCCCCTTTGGGACATCAACACATTGGTTCCAGTGCGCGATATCTTCGATGATAACCAGGGTACTTGGCTGATCAAGCGTTGTTTTTATAGCGTTAGTGAAGATGTCGCACCGGAAACAAATCTAACGCTTACCAACCCCAAAGCCTACGCGCTGCAAGCTGAACCTGAAAAAGATGAGGGAGGCTGGTAATGGAATGGCTTAAAGAACAACTTGATGCAATTCGGCTGCGGATCAGCCTTTTATTTACCCGCGGCATTGTGACTGTGGTTTACAAGGTTGATGCGGACAAAATTCAAAAGCTTCAGGCTTCCGGTCTTGTTGGTGAGTTGGCTGATAAGGTAGAGCATTTTGAACCCTATGGTCTCGCTTGTAATCCATTGCCAGGATCAGAAGCTTTTTTGCTGTCCCTTCTGGGGCAACGCAGCCACCTTCTTGCTTTCGTAACTGACCCACGGAAATGTCCAACTGATCGCAAACCTGGAGAAGTGATCTTATGGTCTAAGTTCGGTCAACGGATCTGGTTGCATGATGATGGTGGCATGACCTTAACATCACCTTCCTACATTAATGGTTTCGCCCCTGAGATCACCATGAAAGCCGAAAACAAACTCAGTCTTGAAGGCGATGAGGTTGAGGTTTACGCCAAAACCAGCTTCGCCTGGGACGTAAATGGCCATGGTCAAAAATGGTATGGCGATTATGTTGATACATGGACCATCGGGCAGCAACCAGGCACCGCCTATAACATTTCAGCGCCAACCTATCTGGGCGGAGGTGAATGATGGATATCGCCATGACAAACCCGACAGGTACCGGCTTTGACTTTGCCCATGATGGCACTGATCTGATTATCAGTGATGGCTTGCTGGAATTGTTGATCAACACTCTATTCAGAGATGCGAGAGCGCCTACAGAGATTCTGGAGCCTGGCGAAGACCCACGAGGGCATTGGTCAACCGATCTGGAAGGCGACACGCCTGATGGCAGCTTACTCTGGACACTTCGTCGGGAAAAGATCACGCCGAATATGCCTTACCGAGTTGCAGAGCTAATGGAAAAAGCCTGCGCCTTTATGATTACAGCAACCGAAGGGCCAGCTGAACCAGTTGTGAAGATTCAGGCATCCTGCAAGAAGGCAAATCAACGAGGCCGGATTGAAGGGGAACTAATCCTATTTCTAAACCAAAGCCTGGAACAAAGACGTTTCTCCGTCATCTATGACCCGATCAATCAAGAATATAATGTGAAGGAGGTTGCCTGATGCCTTGGCCAAAGAAGTCACTTAAAGATCGTGAATTGGGCCTTCGTAGTAATATTGCCTCAAACCTCGGCTTGAAATCCACACCTGGGCGCCTGAGCAATATTGCTGCTTTCTCAGGAGAGGTTTCTGCTGAGGTTGATGACCTTCACCAACATATCGATTATGCGCGTCAGCAAATTCATACGAAGACCTGCGACGAAGAGCATCTCAAGCTGAAAGGTGCTAAATACGGCCTCCTTAAACTGAAGGCCGTTCAAGCTGTTGGGCAGGTCACCTTCACTGGTACAGACGGCAAGGTGATCCCTAAAGACCAAGTGCAATTGAAACATACATCCGGCGTGATCATCACCCTTGATACTGATGCAACGATTGCAGGCGGTACAGCTATTGTAAATGCGACCGTTGAAGAAGCGGGTAATGCCGGTAATCTGGCTAAAGATGAACTGCTGTCACCGATGTCTCCTATTGAAGGCGTGTCTTCTGAGGTAACTGTCTCAACTGCTTTCACAGAAGGCCGAGAAGAAGAAACTCTGGACGCCTATCGCTCCCGCGTCATGTTCCGTGAATCCTTCCCTCCTATGGGTGGAAACGATGCCGATTATGTGGTCTGGGCCAAGATGATCAACGGCGTTTCTGATGTTTGGATTTATCCCAAAGAGATGGGTTTGGGAACCGTCACTGTCCGGATCGCAGCTTACGACGATCCGACTGGACCTATTCCAACCGAAGTCCTTCGTCAATCTGTTGCCGATCACATTGAAGGTCATATCAACCCTGTCACTGGTCAGTGGTCCGGTCGTCCCAGCGGTGGCGCTGAAGTCTTTGTCGTGTCACCGGTGGCCAAAGTTATTGATTTGGACTTCACAGTTCTGGATCCGGATACAACGGAAAGCCGAACGGCTATCAAAGAAGCTGTTTCCTCAATGCTACGCAAACGCTCAAAGCCTGGTGTTCTAATTCATTTGGATTGGATCGGGGAGGCAATTTCAAAGGCGGTTGGAGAAAATCAACACACCTTGAATACGCCTAATGCAGCCATTCAGTGCGCAACCAACGAACTGCCGGTCATCGGTAATGTAACGGTCGGAGGTTCTTGATATGCCTCGGACATCCAGTGACTACCAATCTGCAATGATCAATTCACTGCCTCAGGGTGCTGCATTCCCCCAAAAGGAAACGGCAAACCGCAATGGTATGTTTAGTGCTGTAGCAGATGAACTGGCCGCGGAAGATTTTCTCGTTGAAAAAATGCTCACCGAAGCCGACCCATTAAATACGAAAGACCTTTTGTATGAATGGGAGCAACAACATGGTCTTCCCGAATGCCCTCATCAATCTGGCTTAAGCCGCCAGGAGCGTCTTGCTCTATTGAATGAAAAGATCGACCGTGTAGGAAGCTTAAATCCCAATGCGATCGTCGCACTGGCTGACCTTCTTGGTTACGAAGTGAAGTTAAAAGAACGTCGCCCTTTCATTGGCGGTATTTCGAAAGGTGGGCAAGAAGCTGGTGGCGGTGCAAAAATTCGCTTTTGGTGGACTGTTCGTGTCAAGGAACCGCGGGTCACGATGTTTCGAGGTGGTGTATCTACAGGTGGTGAAAAGCAAGGCTCAATCCTGCGAGCAGACGACCTTGAATGCCTCCTCCATAAAATTAACTTTTCAGAAAAAGAGCTTACTGTCGGTTACGAAGGGAACTAAAAATGAAATATGTAAATCCAATTGGAAAAACTGGTGATCGCGCCCCTTATGTAGATGCAGACCCTGCCAACGGTATCGAGGGTGATGCTGTATCAAGTGATGCGTGGGAACACCCCATGTTGGAAATTGAAAATGTCATCGTTGATGCAGGCATCACTCCTGATAGCAACGATCTCGCGCAACTAAACCAAGCTATCGACCAAAAAATTGCTGCTGGTGCGACGCCTGTTTCTGATGCATCAGAAACTGCCAAAGGTATCGTTGAACTTGCTACTCAAGCCGAAATGGATGCCGGTGCCGCTGGCCTTGTTCCAGACGCGGATAAGGTTAAGACTTTCGTTGATAATTTATGGCCGCATCCTTTGCTTCATGTTCAGGACCAAAAGGCTGCAGGCACTGACGGAGGACAGTATGCAACCGGTTCATTCCAAACTCATGATGTGAATACTGTTCTGACTAACGAAATCACCGGGGCGGTGCTTGCGACAAATCAGGTAACTCTGCCTGCTGGTGATTATTTTGCAGATATCATGATCAACGGTTGGGCGACTGATGAGTTTGCAACTCGTTTGTATGACGTTACAAATTCTGCTGTACTCTTATTGGGTATGACGGATGGCCCCAATAGCAACTCTAACATCACCTCAAACCACAGAAGTCCGATCCGGGGTCGTTTTTTCCTGGCTGGGGCGACAACAATTGAATTTCAGCATCGCCAAACAGTCGCCGGTATTCCTGCGGCTCTTGGTCTTGCTCATGGATTTCAGACGGAAGTGTATCTTGATGCCGTAATTATAAAGGTTGGCTAAAATGACAAAGGTTTATGTAAAGGTCGAAAATAACACTGTTATTCAGCGTCAACCAAATCCGGCAGAAGGATTTTATGAAGCGCCTGAAGATGTGGTTTGTGGCATGGTTTTGAATGACGACGGCAGCTTTTCAGCGCCACAGAAGTCTAACTCTCAACTTATTTTTGGCATTACACGAGAAGCCGAAAGGCGGATTAGCATTGGGATAACCGTGAATGGTACGCCATTCAAATGTGATGACATCAGCCTTGGGCGGCTCTTCAATATGCTGCAACGTGCCGAATATGTTGAATCTAATGGGGGGCAATGGTCACAGACGTTTATGACCAGTGCCG